CTCGCAGTGGATGATCAACCTCCGTGCTTCGGTGCGGCCGGTCGTGACGTACATCTTCGTGCTGGAGTTAGTCATCCTCAACATCACCGGACTCTGGTACGCCTACAGTCAGGGTGCGCCGTTCGCGGTCGCAATGGATAACGTGTTCTCTGACGACGAGATGCTAATCCTTTCCTCGATCATTGCGTTCTGGTTTGGCACTCAGGCTTTCGCTAAAAAAGGCTAACTCGTGAAGACCAGCCCCGAAGCCATCAAGATGATCAAGCACCATGAAGGTGTGCGGGTAAAGCCGTACCGGTGTCCTGCTCATCTGTGGACTATCGGGGTTGGTCACGTCCTCTACCCTGAACAAGCCAAATTGACTGTATCCGAACGATTACAGATGCCGCTAAAGGTGGAGGACTTTCGGATCTTCAGCATGGAGGAAGTTGATGCAATTTTGGCTCAAGACCTTGCGCGATTTGAGCGCGGCGTGGCCCGACTTTGCCCTGCTTCTGTTAGTAATCAAGGGATCTTCGATAGCCTCGTTTCTTTTTCCTTCAACGTTGGTCTGGGAAACCTTCAGAGATCTTCTCTTCGGATGAAGACTAATCGGGGCGAGTACGAGGACGCGGCAGAAGAATTCATGAAGTGGACGAAGGCGGCAGGTAAAGTGTTGCCGGGCCTTGTTAAGCGTCGTAAAGATGAGCAAGCGTTGTATCTCTCGGGGGTTGCGTAATGCCGCTTCAAAAACTTCAGTTGCGACCCGGTGTTAACCGCGAGTCCACGACGTATGCCAACGAGGGCGGCTTCTTCGCGGGGGACAAAGTTCGGTTTCGCTCAGGTTATGCTGAGAAGATCGGGGGCTGGATCAATCAGTCTACCAACACCTTTGCGGGAGTTTGTCGGTCACTTTTTAACTGGATTACATTTACCAGCGAGAACCTGCTGGGCCTCGGCACGAACCAGAAGTTCTATGTCGAACTAAACGGCATCTATCACGACATCACCCCACTTTCGCAAACCATCAGTCTGCCAAATAACCCTTTTGCGACGACACTTGGCAGTTATGCAGTTGTTGTAACTACATCTACTCCGCACAACATTTCTAACAGCACATACGTCACATTCTCCGGTGTTTCCGGCGGTGGCGTTGTAAACGGCGTGACGCTAAATGCGAATCTTGAAGTAATAGCCGTGCCGACTAGTACAACCTTCACGGTTATTGCTGCACAGGTGGCAACCTCAACGGGCTCAGGTGGCGGCGCGTCATGCGTGGCTGCGGTGGAACTTAATGCCGGTAACGCGACGTTCTCGCTCGGCCTTGGTTGGGGCGGCGGTCCGTGGGGCTTCGGTGGTTGGGGTATTGGCTCTACGGTAGCCACCCAGATCCGGCTTTGGTCACAAGACAACGACAACGAGAACCTGCTTTTTAACCCACGTTCGGGCCCAATTTTCTACTGGGCCAAGGACACGACGTTCTGGTCTCGTGCGATCACGCTCAACGCCTACGCCAACACACAAGTTAAAACGGCTACTACGGCTACGTTTATTCTGGGCGATACCAGCATTACAGTGGCGGACTCGACGGGAATTACTTCAGGCGCGGTCGTGTCGGGTACTGGGATTGTAGCGGGCACGTACGTCACAACAGCGTATATACCCGGCAGCCTATCAGTGCCAATTTCGGTGGCTACTACGGCAGGTTCGTCAGGTACCTATTCGTTCAGTTACGCGGGGCGGCACGTCCCGAACAACACGTACCAAGTTTCGACTTCGAGCGCGGGCAACTTCTGTATCGCGTTCGGCTCTAACCCGTACAGTCCTGTTAACTTTGCTGAGACGTTCGATCCGCTGCTTGTGCGCTGGTCCGACGCAGACAACCCGTTTGAATGGGTACCTGAAGTAACGAACCAGTCTGGTGAATCCCGCCTGTCGTATGGTTCGTACATCGTCACGGCTATCGATACCCGCCAAGAAATCTTGATTTGGACGGACGCTGCACTCTTCTCGATGCAGTACCTAGGCCCCCCGTACGTGTGGGGCGTGAGTCTTTTGATGGAGAACGTCTCCATTGCGTCCCCGAACTCAGCGATTACGGTCAACAACGTCACGTACTGGATGGGCGTGGACAAGTTCTACCAGTACTCTGGTCGCGTTGAGACACTGCCTTGCAGCCTCCGTCAATTTATTTTTGACGATATCAACACAGATCAGTTAGCACAGATTGTGTGCGGTACTAATGAAGGCTACAACGAAATCTGGTGGTTCTACCCTTCGGCAGATAGTCTCGTTAACAATCGTTACGTTATCTACAACCATCTTGAGCGTATCTGGTACTACGGCAACATGGAGCGGTCTTACTGGCTAGACTCGCCGCTTCGTCAGTATCCGATGGCGGCGTTTAGTTACCAGAAGTCTTTTCTGTCAGCGGCTATCAACGACACCGACACTATCCTGCCCGTAATCAATGCTGCGTCTTATCCGAACGAAGGCGTTGTGGTGCTTAGTCTCCCGAACGCTGAGAAGATCTACTACACCGGTAAGACAACGAACTCTCTGACGGGATGTATTCGGGGCTACGACGGTACTACGGCAACCTCACACATCCAGTACACCCCTGTAACGTACCGTGTACCAAACCAAGTCATGAACCATGAAATTGGTAATGACGACCGGGCTACAGACGAAATTTTACCCATCGAAGCCTACATCGAGACTTCGGACTTTGATATTGGTGACGGACATAACTTCGGGTTTGTCTGGCGCATCCTGCCTGACTTAACCTTCAGCGGCTCAACCTCGAACAACCCGGCTGTAACGCTCACCGTTAAAGCCCGACAGAACTCGGGTACCCCGTATGCACAGGGCGATAGTCCGACAGTGCAAGAGGCGACTGCGATACCCATCGAACTTTATACCGGGCAGGTCTACACCCGCATCAGGGGTAGGCAGATGACCTTCCGTTTGGCCTCAACTGGGCTTGGCGTAGCGTGGCAGATGGGCGCGATGCGTTTGGATATTAGACCAGACGGTAAGCGTTGATGGCAATTAGTCAGAAAATTCGTAACGTCGTTCCGCCGAACTTGCCGGTTGCGCCGGTTGAGTATCAGCAGCGGTTTCAAGATCAGTTTGCCAACGTCTTACGTCTTTTCTTTAACTTGGTGACAAATGCGCTAAATGCACCAAGACCACATGGATCGTTTTACGACACTACTACGCAGACGAACCCAGTAGCCAGCGCCGTTAATCTGATTAAGGTTAACAGTACGTACGATAGTTCCGAAACCGCGTTCAGCGTGACCCGTGACACCACTAAAATCTACGTTGCTGAAACGGGCGTCTATAACATCGCGTTCTCAGCCCAGTTGGATAAGACGGGCGGCAGTTCAAGTGACGTTTACATTTGGATTCGGGTAAATGGAATCAATATACCTCACTCGGCTAGTAAAATAGTTATTGACGGGCCGAACTCTGAAATTGTGGCGGCGTGGAACTGGATGCTGACCCTGACGGCTGGGGACTATTTCGAGATTGCGTGGCAGTCCGCTGATACTGACGTAGTGCTTTTGGAACAGGCGGCATCGGGTAACATCCCTGAAATCCCGTCCGTCATCATCACAGTCGCTTGGATTTCAAATCAGAATGTTTAAGGTGATACCATCGGGTCAAATTGACCCTGTGAGGGCGTTATGAATCGTAACTTTTTAACTGACGGGAATGAGCCAGATCAGACTCCGTCGTATCCCATGTCGAACATGCAGGGTAGCGCCTACTCGGCCCCGCTTAACTTTAATCGTCCATCTGAAGTGGTTAGCGGGTACGACGCCCAGATCAACCCGATGACGGGGCAAGAACGTCCACAGGCCAACTTTGCCGGGGGCGGCTCAATCAGGGGCCTTGCTTCGCTTGTTGCAGCCCAAGGACAAGGGGCAGACAAATCCCTCGTTCACATGAATAAAGACGAAGTGCGTGCGCTGCAGCAAATGGCACGAGCGCAAGGGTTTGAACTCCCCATTAATCCTGTAACTGGTCTCCCTCAAGCCAACTTCCTAACCAAGTTCTTGACTTCAATCGGGCGAGGCATCAGTTCGCTGGCAAAAACGGCGGTACAAAACCCGCAAACTACGGCCCTTCTAACGGGCGCGGCCTACGGCGCGGTGAAGGGGGATCTGCAAAAAGGTCTTGAGGCGGGCATGAAAGCCTATGCCGGGACTAAGTTGATCGGTGGAATCCCTGCCGTCGCTCGGTCTCTTGATAGAAGCGCCGCTAAAGACTACGCGAAGAGCATTGGTATGGAAGGGGACGAGGGGACCATCCAAGAATTTTTAAAGAACGTACCTTCAAGAACTGCTGGAGAATCTCAAATAGGTCTCCCGCAAACAGTTACTAAACAGCCGGAACAGGGCGGCACTCAGACGCAGGCTGCACAACAAGGGCAGCAGAGGCAGGGGGGACTATTCGGCAATGACCCGCTTCTACAGGCCATCGCGCTTTACGGTATTAACCGAATGGAGCAAAAAGCCCAGCAGAAGTCGATGCCGAAGGCTCAGCCACCTGAGTACCGCGATGTGCAGTTCTCGCGTGGGCAAATGAACCCGCGCTTTGGTGAACCGGGTCAACCTTATTTCTTGGGTGGTGGCTATACGCCGAGTCAGGGTTACACGACCGAGTTCCCGGACTATACGGGATACCAAAATTATCTTAGACAACAGCAGCCGCGTACGCAGCCTCCCCCTAGACAAGAGGGGTCTGAACAGCCACCACCTACGTACGGACCGCAAGGTCCATATGGCCTGAACATGGCTTCGGGAGGCATTGCTTCGTACGCAGAAGGCGGTACCACGGAGAGTGAAGACGAAAGGAGGCAGAAGTATTTCGAGAACCTTCGCCCTTTCGCTCCCGCCCTGTCTGACTATTACAGCAGCGGTGCATCTAGCACTGCGTCAGATCAGGGCGGAAACCCCG